CGCGGCGCCGACCGCCCCGACCTCATCATCGCCGACAACAACTACTGGGGCGTCTACATGTCGTCGCTCCAGGCGATCCAGCGGTTCACCGACCCATCGGCGGCTAACCTCGGCTTCCCCAGCATCAAGTTCATGGACGCGGATGTTGTGCTCGACGGCGGCATCGGTGGCTACGCCTACGGCCCCAGCGGCAGCCACGGCACCATGTACTTCCTGAACACCAAGTACCTCAAGTGGCGCCCCCACAAGGACCGCAACATGGTGTCGCTGTCTCCGAGCCGGCGCTACAGCGTGAACCAGGACGCCGAGGTGCAGATCCTCGCGTGGGCGGGCAACCTCACCTGCTCCGGCCGCAAGTTCCAGGGCCGCATGTTCACGACCTAGTGAACGGAAAGGACACCAGCCATGGCTAACTACGTCATCGCAGACCCAGTCATCGGGGCGCCCAGCCCCGTCTCCCAGGTCGATACGGTGCAGCGCTGGCCGCTCGGCTACGTCGCTCGCGGTGTGGACAACGCCTCCGGCTCTGCGCAGCTCGGCGGGGGCATGTTCGTCTACCTCCAGGGCTCTAACATCGCCTCTGCCGGCCAGATCGCCCACATCAACGGCGGGACGGCCATCCTGGCGCTCACGGCCACCGCCGCTCCGGTCGGCGTGGCCCAGGGCGCGCTCTCGGCCACCAACCTGTACGGGTGGTGCCAGATCCAGGGCGTGTGCGACAACGTCCGAGGCACCAACGCCTCGATTGCCGCGAACGCCCGGCTGTTCATCAGTAACGCGGCCGGTGTGGTTCAGTCCGGCGCGGTTGCCGGAGCAGGCATCAACTGCATGGTGCCGCTCGCGTCGTACACCTCGGCCGATGTCTACATGAAGGCGAACCTCCAGTTCCCCTTCAACATCGGCAGCACCGCCAGCATCTAGTGCACCCTGGCCCGCACCCAACGTACCGGGTGCGGGCCACTACCAGTCTGGAGCTACGCATGATTCAGGAAGCCGACTCGCAGGTCATGGACGCCTACAACGCGCAGAACCCCAACGGCAGCCCACAGCGCGGCTGCCACATCGTGTTCTCGATGGAGCCGGAGCAGAACTTCGCCAAGAGCGAAGAGGCCGGCCGGCCCATCTTCGAGGACGTGGAGTACATCACCATCATGGTGCCGGGCGACAAGGACAACATGCCCAAGCGCCCGGTTCGGTGGAGCGACAAGCAGCAGTACGCGCAGCAGTACGCAGCCTTCAAGGCCAACAAGGAGCAGGTGGTGGAGGGCACTCCACTCAGCTCTCTCCCGTTCATGTCGAAGGCCCAGGTGCTTGAGTTCCAGGCCGTCGGGCTGCGCACCGCCGAGCAGGTGCGCGACATGTCCGACTCCATCGGGCAGAAGTTCATCGGCATCCACTCGCTCAAGAAGCGCGTGACTGACTTCCTCGAAGCCGCTGCCGGGGCCGCCCCGCTCACCAAGATGCGCGCGGAGCTGGAGGCGCGGGACAACGAAATCGAGGTGCTCCGGCGGGCAGTCAAGGACCAGGGCGACAAGCTTGCTGAGTTGACCAAGCGCCGGTAAGGAGGCCTCATGTCCTGGGATACGGCCAAGAACATCGTCAACGACGCGGCGGTAGAGGTAGGCCTCTCCGCTGTGACGAGCCCGTACACGTCTCAGGACGAGAACTTCGTCCAGCTCCGGCAGCTGCTCAAGAGCCTCGGCCGAGAGCTTGTGCACACCCGCACTTGGTCTCACCTGCGCAAGGAGCACGCGTTCACCACGGTCGCCGGGCAGGCCGTCTACCCACTGCCCGGCGACTACCACAACATGATCGACCAGACGTGGTGGAACCGCACCAACCGGCTCCCGGTCGGCGGCCCGCTCTCGGCCCAGGAGTGGCAGTATCTCAAGGCCCGGCTGGTCGGGGTGGTGTTCACGGTGCTGTTCCGGCCGATGAACGGCGCTATCACGCTGTACCCAGATACCAACACGCCTGGCGGGTATGACATCGCCTTCGAGTACAACTCAGCGTACTGGGTGTCGGCTACTGCCACGCCCACCGTACTGTCCGCTGATGCCCCCACCACCGACACGGACTTGCTCTGGTTCGACGCGCTCCTGCTCACCAGAGGGCTCAAGCTGGAGTTCTTGAAGGCCAAGGGCTTCGACACCACCTCGGCGCAGCAGGACTACGACCGCACCTTGGAGCGGGTCATGGGTGACGACGCGCCAAGCGCGGTGCTCTCGCTCACTCGGCGCACGATGGGCGTGCGAGACCCGCTGGTCGGGGCGCAGAGCGTGCCTATCACCGGGTTCGGCTCCTAGATGGCCCTCCCCGCCCGCCAGAGGGGCAAGACCGCCCCGCAGGCTCAGCGGACCAAGGGCGTACACCTATCTGCGCCGGTGGGCGGGCTGAACTCCTCTGCGGCGGCGAGCGCCATGCCGGTGACGGACTGCTTGGCGCTGACCAACCTCATCCCGTACCAGTACGGGCTTCGAGTGCGGAGTGGGTACCGGGAGTGGTGCACGCAACTTGGGCTGGCCTCGCAGTTCTCAGGGACCGAGTTGGCCTTCGAGCTTGGTACTTCGTTCGGCGCCGAGGCTGTGCCGTACCCGGTGCTGACGCTCCTGTCGTTCACGGGCTCCAAGTCAGACGGTACGAGTGATCGGCTATTCGCCTGTACGCGCGCAGGCATCTTGGACGTGACGGGGCCCACCGACACACCCACCACCGTGTTCAGTTTCCCGCTTCAGAGCAGCAAGTCCGGCAAGGGCGTGGCGACGGCCTTCGCGAACACGGCAGGCACGCACTACCTGGCCTACTGTGACAGTGTGAACGGGTACCTGCTCTACTCTGAGGCCACGGACTCTTGGTCTCAGGTGATGGAGGGGACTGGGGCGGGTCAGGTAGAGGGGGCGGACCCGACCACGTTCAGGTTCGTGATGTCATGGAAGAACCGGCTGTGGTTTGTGCCGGAGAACTCCCAGAAGGCCCTGTACCTGCCGATTGGACAGTACGCGGGCGAGGTGAACCCGATTTACTTCGGGGCTCGGTTCCGCTACGGCGGCGAGTTGGTGGGCCTGTGGAACTGGACGCTGGATGGCGGGGCCGGAGTAGACGACAACCTAGTGGGCATCAGTCGGGGCGGCGACGTGGTGGTGTACCAGGGCATCGACCCGGCGGTCACGAACGCCTTCGAGCTGCGGGGTACCTACTGGGTGGGCCCCGTCCCGCCCGGCCGCACTATCGCTACTGACTTCGGCGGGGATCTGTTCATCCTGGCGGCGGCGGGGTGCATCCCCCTGTCCAGGCTGGTCAGTGGGGGGCTCATCCGGGACCCGAGCATCTACGTCACCTACAAGGTTGCCAACATCTTCAACACTCTGATGTCCACCCGTGGGACGCTGGAAGGTTGGTCGGTGCGCATCCACCCCTCCGACAACCTCCTGCTTGTGAACGTGCCCGGACTGTACGGGGCGGATCCTGAACAGCTCTCGATGAGCCTGGCGAACCAGGGCTGGTCTAGGCTCACCGGGCTGCCCATGACGTGCATGGAGACTTGGAAGGGCAAGTTGTTCTTCGGCACCACCGACGCTCGCGTGTGCATCAACGAGGGCTACGTGGACAACCAGCAACTCGGCGGCCTGAACGCACAAGCTATCGACTGGGCGCTGCTCACGGCGTACCAGAACCTCGGAAGCACGGCCAAGAAGCGCATCCACATGGTGCGGCCCCGCTTCATCACGGACGGCACAAAGCCTGGGTACTCGGTCCAGGCCCGCTACGACTACGACCTGACCACGGTATCCCCCGCGCCTGTAGCGGCTGACACGACCGAGAACTCTTGGGACTACGGGCTCTGGGATGGGGCGCTGTGGGTTGAGACCGGCACCGCCGGCACGCAGGCAGGCACTACGGGCATCGGGGTCTCCATGGCAGTAGTGCTCAGGGGCACGTCTACTACGAATACCACGCTCGTAGGGTTCGATATCATGACCGATTCTGGGGGGCTCCTGTGATCGTGCGCGCGGCGCCTAGAGACCACCTCGGGTGGATCGTTGACCGGGCGGGGTGCGCGCTGTCTGAGTACGCTCGTGGCATTGAGGCTGTGGATGCGTCGGGCCGAGTGCACGGCATGACTGTGATGGACATGTGGACGTTCAACGCGGTCTTTGTGCACATCGCCCTGGACAACCCCGCGTCATTCAGGGAGCTGATGCGGGCTACGTTTCACTATTGCTTTGTGCAGTCAGATCGGGGCGTCATGCTGGCTACTATCCGAGACACCAACACACGGTCGAAGCGCTTGGTTGAGCACCTCGGGTTTACGCTGGAACACCGGGTCAAGGACGGTATCGATCGTGGTGAAGACTTGCTGATGTACCGAATGAACCGGGCGGCTTGTAGGTGGCTTCCGGCAAGAAAGGCGGCTTGATATGGGTGGAGCCCTCGACAAGGTTGGAGCGCTGGCGGGCGGCGGGGTCGGCGGACTGCTGACTCTGGAAGCGGGCAAGAAGGTCGAAAAGGCCTTGTACGGCAACGGGGCCCCCGACGGACCCGACTACTTGGCACTCGCCAACCAGACCACGCTAGCCAACCGGCCCAACGAGTACACGCCATGGGGCAGCCAGGAGTGGACTCAGAACGCGGACGGCTCGTGGGCCTCCAACTTCAACCTGTCGGGGGACGCGGGGTCTGCGCTTCAGAACCTTCAGAGCAGCATGCTGGCTTCGTCCAGCTACGACCCCGCATCGGCGCGGCAGCAGGCCATCGACTCGAACTATAGCCAGGCCAAGAGCCGGCTGGACACCGACTGGGGGCAGAACAGCGCCGCCTTTCAGGCGCAGATGGCGAACAGCGGCCTGGATCCGGGGACCGAGGCGTACAACAACGCCTTCACCAACATGTCCCAGGCTAAGAACGATGCCTACAGCACCGCGCTCGCCAATGCCATCAGTCAGGGCAACGAGACGCAGCAGACGCAGATGAACCAGTCGATGCTGCCGTACACCCAGTACGGTTCGTTGATCAATAGCTCTTTGCAGCAGCCGAGCGTTGGCCCCGCCTCTGACTTGACGAGCGCGGGGCAGGCCGGGTACCAAGCAGACCTGAACTCGTACAACGTAGACCAGGCCAACAAGCAGGACATGATCAGCGGAATTACCAGCCTCGGCACCAAGGCCGCTGGTAAGGGCAAGGCCGCGCTGCCCCCTGCGCTCTACATCGCATACACGCTACTGGCCTGAGAGGAGTAGAGCATGGACGAAGACCTCATCAACTTGCTGGCCTCAAGAGGGCTCTTCGACGAGAAGCAGCGCCTTGCGCTTGAGCAGATGAAGGCCGCGGCCGCGCTGCGGGAGCCGACGCCCAACGGACGCACGCTGCCCGGGGGCATCTTCACGTCCTCGCCTCTGAGCACGCTCGCGTCGGGAGTCTCCGGGCTCATGTCGGATCAAGCTGGGCGTAGGGCCTCGGCCGCAGCACAGGGCAACATCGATCAGGCCACCGCAGCCAACGCCGCTCTGCTACGCGCAGGGCAGGCCGGCATCCAGGCGCTCCCCTCGACCTCGGCCATCTCCACGGGCTCTCCCGAGGAGGCCTCGGCCTCCGAGGCCTCCTATGCTAAGGCGCTTCGAGGTTTGCAGGGCCTCGGGCTCGGGGCTCGTGTGGCCGACCCGCAGGGCGCAGGGCTCGCGCTTGGGCAGGTGGGACAGCAGGCGGGGGACCAGCTCTTCAAGGCGCAGGAGGGCCGGGAGGGCCGACTCTCCCGCGAGGCTAT